TAACAGGAAAAGATAACGCTTGCTGGTATCTCTTTGACAGAGAAAATACCTCAACTCCTAAATTCTATGGGAGATTGGTATGATAGCAGAAGCAGTACTTTGTCTAGCTCTTAATATATATTTTGAGGCTAGATCCGAAGACTTTAAATCCCAAATTGCAGTGGGCCAAGTCACACTCAATAGGGTAGAGAGTGAAAAATTTCCAGATACAATCTGTGAAGTAGTGAAACAAAAGCACCAGTTCAGTTGGTTCTGGGATGATAAGTCTGACGTACCTTATGAAAAGCAAGCTTGGAAAGACAGTCTCGCCCTAGCTAAAATGTTCTTAGAGGATCATAGAATAGAGGTGGAATGCGTATCTGACGCAACACATTATCATGCTGACTACGTTCGGCCTCGATGGAGAAAGGCTTTCGATAGATATTGTAAAGTCGGGAAGCACATTTTCTATAAGGACAATACATGAAGGTTTTAGTCCTTGATGTAGAAACCACAGTTCAAAGAAGAGATGGGATTATTGATGGATCACCTTTTGATGAGAACAATAGGCTGGTTAGTGTTCACTTTAAATGGCTTGAATCTCCAATTACCTCGCTCGTATTTCATCACAAAGAAAAGCAATCACCTGATGATCCTACCCCCTTCAAAGAAGCACTCAACGAAGCGGATGTTATCGTAGCTCATAATGCCAAGTTCGATATTCAATGGCTGATTGAATCTGGTTTTAAGATTTCCTCGAAGCAGAAAGTATATTGTACGATGATCGGTGAATACATTTTCTTGAGAGGTCAGACCAAGCACTCTAAGTCATTAGCGAATACCGCAGAGAGAAGGAAGGTATCCAGAAAGAAATCAGAACTGATCGATGAGCTTTTTAAGGAAGGGATGGGGTTTGAGGAGATCCCTCTACCCACAGTAATCGAATATGCTGAAGCTGATGTTCAGTCCTGTGCAGAGATTTATGTCTCTCAACAAAAGGAATTGAAAGAGCATCCAGGTTTAATCCCGACTTTTAATCTGATGAATGAGATGCTTTTATTCCTCGTTGAGATCGAAAAGAACGGAATTATGATCGATTCTGATGAACTTGATCGGGTAGAGCATCAGTTTTTAGCAGAGAGATCAACGATAGAGCTTCGTTTGCAGGAGATTGTGAGCGAAATTATGGGAGATCGCCCTATAAATCTCAATTCTGGTGCAGATATGAGTAAGGTTATCTACTCCAGAGAACTGAAAGACAGGGAAATTCATAGGCAATGTTTTAATATTGGAATGGCCCCGAATGGAAAACCACTTAGGCCGCCCCACTATTCTCAAAGTCAATTTGTGAACACTGTCAGGAGAACTTGTCGGGTAATTTATCGACAGATTGCATCGCATTGTCGAGCCTGTGACTCACTAGGGAAGATACAAAAATTCAAGAAGGATGGAACACCTTGGAAGAACTTGACCAAATGTCAGAGGTGCGAAGGGAAGGGTGCTCACTATTCGAATACTAATAAAATTGCAGGATTAAAATGTAGCCCTCTGAATGTTAATTACGCATCAATAAACGGTTTTAAAACTGATAAGGTCACTCTGGGCTATCTGATCGAAGATGCAAAAGAAAAACAGAATGATATTGCAGTAGAGTTTATGTCTAAGGTGGTCAGACTTAATGCAATTAATACCTACATAAATTCTTTCGTAAATGGGATTAAGACCTACAAACGGAAGGATAACATCCTACACGCAAGCTTTAATCAGTGTGTGACTGCGACAGGAAGACTGAGCAGCTCTCATCCAAATTTCCAGAACCAACCTAAATCAAACAAGTTCCCGGTTCGGAAATGTATTATCTCTCGCTTTAAAGATGGTCAAATTCTTGAAGCTGATTACTCAGGCTTAGAGTTCAGGGTAGCTGGTGAGATTTCTAAAGATGAACAGATTTTAAAAGACATTCAAGAGGGTAAGGATGTTCACACGCAAACGGCAATGATCATCAATAAAATCCCGAAGGAAGAGGTGACTAAAGATCTCAGATTCTTAGCCAAAGCACATTCTTTCGCACCTTTATATGGAGCAACTGGAGCAGGGCAAAAAGACCATGTAAAGAAATATTATAGTGAGTTCTTTCACATTTATAAGGGTGTTAAAAAGTGGCATGATTCGCTCGTTAAGAAAGTTCTTAATGATAAATTTATTAGTACTCCTTCTGGCAGAGAGTTCAGATGGGATAGTCCTCGAAGACTATCTGAGGACAGGGTTTCTAATCACACACAAGTCGTAAATTATCCTGTGCAATCGTTCGCTACCGCTGACATAGTTCCTTTGGCTTGCATTAGAGCCTATAAATTATTTAAAAAGCTAAAACTCCAATCAAAACTGATACTTACAGTCCATGATAGCATCGTTGTTGACGTTCATCCTAGTGAAATTTCCCATGTTCAGAACGTCATTTCCTTCGCTATGAAGCACATAGATGAGGATATGGAGAAGCGGTGGAATTACAAACCCTCTATCCCTTTGGACATTGAGATGGCCCTTGGAAAAAATTGGATGGAAATGGATGAATTAAGTTGACCAAATGTTATAACTAATGTTATAAGGTATCCTCATAATAAGGTACTAATTAAATATTAGCACAAAAATAAAAAGAAAGCAGTAAAAAATATGATAGATAATGAAACTACAACAAATACCGAAATTTCGACAGTTGATTTGAATGAATTGGCTGAACTTGATCGTAAATATTCGGATGGCAGGGATTCTGGATCGAGCGGAGCTAAAGATGGTTTTTCCTTACCCATTTTAAAAGTATCCTATGCACAATCTCCAGACCCTCATCGAGGTCAGATGACAGTTAATCATAATGGTACGGATCTCTTTGCTAAAACAGTTTGGTTCAGGCCCTTAATTAATACGTTCAAGTGGCAACATTTTGATTTCGACACTAATCAAATGATGGTTGAGACAATCGAAGTGCGTAATCTGTTCGAAGATGAGCCTATCGACACAAAAGGCACGCTTCGTTGCGGTAAACCACCTTCAAAAGGTATGTCTGATGAGCAGAGGAATAAGTGGAAGCATATTACCTACAGTAGAATTATCAGAGGGCTTGTTGATATTGGTGATGAGAAAAATATCCCTTGCATAATGTTCCTGAAGGGAAGCAATCGAGATAGAATTTGGGATCAGTACATCTCTAAGATAAGTAAAGAGACTCATATTCGCACTCACAAGGTAGAAATATCTGTTGAGAGACAGAAGAAGGGTGCAATCGAGTATTTCACTCTGAACTTTTCACCAGATCTTTCGAAAGTTCTTCCAGTTGATCAACCTATGATTGATACTTGGAAAATTATGCAGAACCAGATCGATGAGAAAAATTCTATTATTCGAGATAAATATACGAAAGCTCTTAAGGATAATAATCTGGACACTGCATCCATCGATGTTCTTAAAAATGCTCTGAATGAAGAGCTATCAGATGATGAAGCTGCCTAGCTGATGCAAACAAATGCTTGCAGAGCAGATTCAAAATCGTCTGGTGGACGTACTTTTTCGACTTTCGAATGAAAGGCATGAAGAAGTAGAAATCAAGGACGATTGGATCGAGAAAGCAGTAGATGACTTTAGAGATGCCTTGCATCGACAACTGAAGCCTACTGAAAAGAGATCCTTTCGCCTTCGAATGAGCAATATTGGTAGACCTACTTGTCAGCTTCAAATGGAAGCCAAAGGTGAAAAGGGAAAAGACAAGCAATACAATCACATTCTGAGAATGATGCTCGGAGACTTTTCTGAGATTATCCTCATGCTTCTGATGAAAGCAACGGACATACCTGTTACAGGAAGCAAAGCTCAAGTTGAACTGAGTATCGGGGAGCATCCTGTTAAGGGTGAAGATGATGTTGAGATCGATAAGAAGGTCTGGGATATTAAGTCTGCTTCGGATTGGGCTTTCAGGAATAAGTGGCAGAAAGGTTTTGATGCTCTCCTAGAAGATGATCCTTTCGGATATTTAGGGCAAATGGCTGGGTACTCCATAGGCTCCTCAAGAAAAATGGGGGGTTGGATTGTAATGAATAAATCCTCTGGCGAGTTGGCCTGTATTGATGCCGCCCAAGACAAAGAGACTTATAAAGATACTATCTCTTTAATGAGAAAGAATGTGAAGGCTATCACTCAAGAAACTCCTTTTAAGAGGGGATTTGAGCCTCACGAAGAGTTCTTTAATCGAAAGCTCACTGGCAGACGCATTCTAGCGAAGCAATGCTCTATGTGTGATTTTAGGAAGTCCTGCTGGCCTCAAGCATCCTACGAACCTTGTGCTCAGTCCAAAGCTCAGAATCCAAGGAGACATTGGTATGTTGACTAATTCAAAGAAGAGATTCAGAGCCACTGCATTGATAAAGGGTTTTAGGTCAGGTTTAGAAGAAGATATTTATATTCAGCTTCGGAAAGCGAGGATAAAGCATGAGTACGAAAAGGTTAAAATCTCGTACATTATCCCATCATCAAACCATATCTACACTCCTGATTTTGTTCTTCATAATGGGATCATCGTTGAAACAAAAGGGCGGTGGGTCCTAGAGGATCGAAAAAAGATCACTCTTATTAAAAGGCAACATCCGAATTTAGATCTGAGGATGGTCTTTAATTATTCTAGAGCGAAGATCCGCAAAGGTTCAAAAACGACTTATGCAAGCATCTGCGAGAAACTTGGGATTCCCTATTCAGACAAAGAGATCCCGACAGAATGGCTCTGCGAAAAGCCTAATAATAAATCATTAAAAATAATTGAAAAAATGAGAGGCAGTAATGAAAAAAAATAATAGCAAAATGCAGAAGTTCCTTAAATTGGATGCGAATGAATTAGGCTTGATTGTGAAGCTAGAGGAAGATGGAAAGCTTAATTGCTCTGTAGGAGTGTGCTTCAGTGAGGACCTCGATGAGGAACGTCAAGATGATTGCATCGATTTAATGCATGGGATTGTAGGAATCATACAAGACAGTCCGTTGATGCTCATGTCTTTTGGTCAGGCCATCAGACCGAATGAAGGGAAAAGATTAAGAGAAATTATCTTTACTCCTGACGAAGAATTACATGATCGCATGGATGAGCATGACCGAAAGAACACTAATATTATAGATTTCTCATCCCGAAAGACAAAGCAATGATGAGATTTGAAGATGACCTAGTGAATCATCCACCACACTACACTCATGGAGATGTAGAGTGCATTGATGCGATTGAGTCTGCCGTTTCAGCGAACCCTGTAGCTAAAGAGGTTCCCTGCCAGACCAATATAATCAAATACATCTGGCGGTACTTTTCGAAGGATCAAGAAAATCAACTGAAGGATCTGAGGAAAGCTCGATGGTATTTGGATCGATTAATTAAAATGAAAGAGGAGAAAGAATAAAATGGACATGGGTGAATATCAAAAATTAGCACAAGCATATATGATCTATCCTGAAAGTCAGAAGGTAAATTATCCTATTCTAGGATTAACGTCTGAGGCAGGGGAAGTAGCAGATAAATACAAGAAAATAATACGAGATAAGGGTGGCAAGATGACCGATGAAGATCGGACAGAGATGCTAAGAGAAGTAGGGGATGTACTTTGGTATCTCGCTGCCATTTGCACCGATTTAGATATGCCACTACACCAAGCCGCCCTGATGAATATTCAGAAATTAGGTAGCAGACTTGAGAGAAACGTAATTCAAGGAAGTGGGGATCATCGATGAATTATAAGTCTAACTTAAATCCCGCATTTCGATCAAAGTTTTCTGAGGATATTTTCAATCATAAATACCGCCATGAGGGGGCTGAAACTTGGGATGCTCTTTCAGAAACTCTCGTAGATGATGTTTGCCAAGGCTATCTTTCAAAGGATGATCGTAAAGATCTAATTAAATTTATCCGTGAAATGAAATTCATACCAGGCGGTAGGTATTTATATTACGCAGGTAGACCAAACAAATTCTTTAATAATTGTTATCTCCTAAAAGCAGAAGAGGATTCCAGAGAAGACTGGGCTAACCTCAGTTGGAAAGCGGAATCTGCTCTGATGACAGGCGGTGGGATCGGGGTTGATTATTCAATTTATAGACCAGCAGGTTCTCCG